AGTTGAATCGAGGTGCAGTAGAAGAAGTAGAATACGATCACAGTCATATTTCAGGCGGACTTAGTAAGATTCAGACAGCTGATAATGTGTTTGGTATCTTTACCAGTCGTGCTATGCGCGAACGCGGCAAGTATCAAATTCAATTAATGAAAACTCGTAGCAGCAGTGGTGTAGGTATGAAAATCGACTTAGACTTTAATATCGATACATTGAGAATTACTGACCCAGGTGAAGAAGGGCAAACAGAGGCGGATACTACTAGCCGTAGCAGTCAAATATTAAACAACTTACAAAGAAATAGTACAGTTAATTCTGATCCTACTGAAGGTATCAGTGTGTCTGTTAGTAAAGTACAGGTCGAAAGCAGTAAATTAAGACAACTATTGAGTAATCTGTCAACTGACCCATAACACTATAAATAATAGTGTATGATTGAACCTGAGTACTATTCAGCTTGGTTTAATATCATAGACCAAGCTAAACATCGTCATGGATGGCCTATACCTACTTATATAGAACAATATATGAGTGCGGTATTAGCAAACTATACTGATAAGCCTGACTGGCAACCTCAACCCAGTTGGGCTGAAACACTATTGTCTATTCAAACAGCTTATGCAGCTAAGGTATTAGGAGATCAAGCACTGTTCGCCGCAGCAGTATTTCCTACTATGCTGCAATCTAAGGGTATTAATTCTCAATATTTTCACAATATAGGTCGGACTAGCTACACCCGTGCTACTCAAATAAACTCTGAACTTTTTAGCATAATGAGCCAGCATTTTAGTTATATAACTCATTGTTTGCAACAATGTATACACGATAACCCACAGATAAACTGGTATCGATAGTAAATAACTAAGAGCGTACAATCTGGAGCGGTAAGATGCGGGAGCGACCCCAATGGATCCACTGACCCTGTTTGCCTTGGCAAACGGTGCCGTCGCCGCTGTTAAAGCCGGCTGCGAACTATACAAAGAAATTAAAGGTGCTGTTGGGGATGTTAAAGATATCCTCAAAGATCTTGACGATCAATTCCATAGTGCATTTGCTGCTAAAGGTAAAACACCATCAACTGAACAAAAAAATCACTTCATTAAAACAAAAAATAAAGTTATTATTAACAACAAAAAAGCCATTGCTGGTGAGCATACTAATATCTACGCAGATATTGGACATCATCTTGGCACATATTTCGACAACTATAATAAATGCAAAATTGTTTTTGAAGAAGAAGAGAAAAAAGCTAAAACTCAAATATACACAGGCGATGACAGTTTAGGTAAAAGAGCGTTACAACGTGTTTTAATGAAAAAACAGTTAGAGCAAATGGGAAAAGAATTACGAGAGATTATGATTTATCAAAGTCCTCCAGAACTGGGTGCGCTTTGGACTGAAGTTAATGATATGATGGAGGTAATAGGTAAACAACAAAAAGATCTTATTATTAAACAGATACAACAACAAGATGTTAACGAGAGAAGAAAACAAACAAGAATAAAAAAAATTAAAGAAAGAACTATTACTGGTATCTCAATTTTATTTTTAATTTTTATTATGATAGTATTGTTTATGTTTATTGCATATGACCGTTCTGTAAAATATCCTCAATATGGTACAGGATTTTTTCCAACAACTGAGGAAGAGCGTAGGGAAGAATCTGAACCTAAAAGGTATGTGGGCCGGTAATGGATCCGTTAACACTCTTTGCCCTAGCCAACGGAGCAGTCCAAGCGGTCAAAAAAGGATGCGAACTATACAAAGAAATTAAAGGTGCTGCCGGGGATATCAAAGATGTCCTTAAAGATCTTGACGACCAATTCCATAACAAATTTAAAGATCATGCCCCTACTGTGGCTGAACGTAATCAGTTTATCACAGAAAAAAATCGCATAATAGAACTGAACAAGAAGGGTGGCGAAACTACTAACATCTATACAGAAATTGGCCAACAACTCGGAACATATTTTGACAACTACTATAAATGTCTAGCAGTATTTGAAGAAGAAGAACGTCGCAGCAGAACTGAAGTATATCACGGCGAAGACAGTTTAGGTAAACGTGCATTAATGCGAGTATTACTTAAAAAACAACTAGAACACATGAGCGCAGAATTGCGTGAAATTATGGTCTATCAAAGTCCACCAGAGTTAGGTCCATTGTATCTTGATGTCGAAGAGATGATGAAGAAAGTGGGCAAAGAACAAAGTATTGTCATTGCTGCAGAGATGCGACGAAATGCAGAACAAAAGAAGATTCGGGCACGTCGCAAAAAACGCATAACATATAGAATACTGTGCTGGAGTATGAGCAGCCTAGCCATATTATATCTTGTTTGGTTAATATGGGCTGTGGTACAAATACGCATGGAACACCAACCTGAATTAGGCACTTGTTTAGTACCTAAGGGTACGTGGCCCTATGAACACTATAATAATTTACGTTGGGTGGACTGCGAACCCAAGTAAATAGAATAGACTTAGCAAGAATCACTATGACTACTGATAACGACGACCCTAACAAGGCCCTAGCTAATATGAAGAAAGAAATGGCTAAGAAAAAGCCTAAATTGGCAGTACCGGCTGAATTCCTGGACAATGCTAAAAGCTATGACGATAAACTTACACTAGTAAAAATACTCAGCGAAAAAGAAAAAAGTCGTGTAGTATTAATGTTTAAAAAAATGATACAGTCAGGTATAGCAGAATCTAACAGAAAAAAAGGACTAAAATAATGTTTGATCTAATAGATTTATTTCTCCTACTTATAGTGATAGCAGTTATAGTCGTTATGTTAAAAAGTACAGATTACGGTAATTACGATTAAATATACACATGCGAATTATAGAAATACTACAAGAATACGACGTTACTGATCAAAAGATAAGATATCGTAAACCTAGCTTTGACTTTGATGCCCTTAAAGACAAACAAGAACGCGACGATGACAGCGAACTTAACAAAGGCGTGACACCCGGCTGGTACAGTGGCGGACAAACTAATCCCCGCGATCCACACGAATTTATTAAGAAACCACATCTTACTGCTAAACTGGATAAAGATGCTTACTATAAGTACGTTATGGAAATACGTGACTTAAAACAGCAGGGCTATCACAATCCATTCTTTCCACAGGTCTATAACATAGACATTACGCAAGATCCTAAGGGTAATCAACGTCCACGTTATCGTATAGAAAAACTACAGCAGGGTGATAGCTTTCCAGCTAGAACACTTATCGGCATGTACGAACGTTTGTTCAACGACGAATTAAATATGCGTAATCTAGAAGGAACTACTAACAAATCATATGCAGTATGGAGAGAAATATCCAATCAAATTAATCGTGCTGTAGAACGCAGTAACTACACAAACATACGTGATGATCAACTTAAAGAAGCACTGTTGTTGATTGATAAAATTATACAGGAAAACCCAGACTGGAATGTGGATCTGCACGTGAACAATATACGTGTGCGTGGCAGTAGTGTAGGACCACAACTGGTCTTGATGGATCCAATTAGTGATGGCGGTGCTAGTATTCCTGATTATGATGAGATTAAATCTGGACCACGTACTAATAAAATGATGCCGCCTGCACCACCTGCGGATACTCCAAAGAAAAAAACTGGTCTAGGCACATTGTTAAAGCGCAAACTAGACCAGAAAGATCAAGACAGTCCAGCGTGAATACCTGCAGGGCAACCGCGCTAGATACTCTAACGCGAAGCGTCAGCGCAGCCGCAAAAGATTTTTAACAACCCATAAATAACAATTTAAGGAGCACAACCATGCTCAAAACACTTATACTTACAGTGGCACTGAACGCTGCTGAACTGCCTAGAGAAGAACTGGAAGTACTGTATTGGCACTGCGATACTGAATTCATGAAAGGCGAATTGGGCGGACAAGACATGTGGAGTTGTCTAAGTATCACAGAAGAATTCCAAAAATATTTTGAAAGTAGAGACGATTTTCTTATATATTGGAATGACCGTAAATTGGGCGAATGGGAGCAGCGTGGATATCGTCCAGGTGCAGAGTTCTACTAATGACAGTATGGATACTGTGGGTATTGGTCATAGCCGATGGTGAATGGCGTGCTTGGGAACATGAGTATACTACTCATGCTGCTTGCGAAGAAGTACGTAAGGTCATTATACATCATAGAGAATTGCAAATACAAGCAGTGTGTAGAATTAAGGAATAAATATGCGTATATTAAATCAAAGAAAGAAGTAGAAATATGAAAAAATATTGGCATAAAATTACTGTACAACACTTAGAAGCTATACAGACTAAAACTAGAGAATTTATAAGTAAAACTAAAGATAGATATAATAGTACATTTCACATTTTCAAATGGCAAGAATTCACAGATGCAGTTCCAGAAATATTATCTGCATTTGATCATTTAGACATGAAAGTAATCATGGTCAGTGCTTATTTTATGAAAAATAACA